TTTTGCTTGTTGTTTGAGACGTTTCTTTCGAGCCTCTGGGTTGGACTTGTAGTAACTACTTGTACTTGCCATAAAGCTTCGCCTTTACTAAATCTGGATCTACCTCTGGCAACATGTTTGCCAGCTTTGATAATGGGCTACCATCATAGGCAACACCTGATATATCGTTTGTCTTCAGCCAATCACAGGCTGCTTTTAAATCTTGAGTAGTAGCATCACCGCTTTTTACTCTGTCTAAAAATTCTTGTGTGACCAACTGATGCAGTTCATTAAACTGTTCTTCAGTTGCTTTTTTCATTTCTTTTTAGCTGTTCTAGCTGATCTTTTAAAATTTGCAGCAGTAGGAGCACCCTTACTGCCAGGTTTTCTCATCTTCTCGCCAGATCCAGCTGCGATGCGCTTTCTCTTAGCGTGAATGTTTGCATACAATCCTCTTTTAGCCATTAGCATTTCCATTTACGTAGTGCAAGAGCTTTTCTTGTAGGACGACCCTTGCTGTCTTTCATTGGTCCTTTTACTCCTGACATACGAGCACAAAAGGATTTCTTTCTTGGACCACCCTGTGGTTGTGGTGCCTTGAGGTTAGATCCTGTTTCTCTGTTGTATTTCTCTCTGCCAGCTTTGGTAAGCCCACCTGTACGGCTTTTATGCTTACCAATTTTTAGTTTTACGTTTGCCATTATTTTTCCTCGTAATTTAGGTTTAAAACAAATCGACATTTAGAATCTGTAGCCCAAACTCCTGCATGTTCTGCTGAACTAGGTGCTACTACACATCTATTAGCTTCAGACTTTATAAACTCGCCATCTTTAAATTGCGTTCCACCATTATTGGAGTTCAAATATAAGATGGCAATTTTTCCATGCTTATCAAAATAAGTTCCAACCATGTCTCTATGGAATGCACCTTGATGTGGTTCTTTAGTTCCAAAAGTACAATTCACACGCATCATCCATAACTTTTTAATATTTAATAAATTATGAATTTTTTGAATAACTGGATCAGCTTCTATATAGAAATCTAAAAATGTTATTTGATCGTTACGTCGTCTGTAGATTATGGACTGTGCCATACATTCATTAAAGTTTACATTTGGATTTAACTCACGACCTAAAGTTTCAATGCTTCCATCACTTTCTCTAATATCTGCTGTATAGTCAGCCACACTAAAATGTGGTCGATCTATTACTCTATAAGCAAAATTTGCAAACATTGCATCGGGGAGGAAATTTTCAATTATTTTGGGTGAATTAGACATTAAAGACCTAAACCTTTTTTAACAATGGCTAGTGCTTTGTCGTCCAGCTCGTTATCACTCTGCTCTACTAATTTTTCTAATAATTGAATTACAAAAACCTTAAATTTAGGGCTTTTTAAACCAGTTAAAACGAGGGGTTTTAGAATTGCTAACATTTTCTTCTTTTTTAATTAATGAACTAATTGGTACTACGTCGGAACACAAGTGATAGACACGAGTTCCAGGTAGCAGGGTAAAGCCTCGCTGCATTATTTTTGTACAGTTGTCTATACGGACAAGCTCGTAATTTAATTGCATTTTCTCCTCCTGACGTTTAGCGATGGCTTTACATTGTCGTAAACCTTCTCTATCAAGGGGCACCATAAAATTTATCTGAAATCCCCAGTTTTCATTTAACTGATAGCTAGAGGGATACAAATCTCGTGTATCCTCGTCAGCTGTATAGGGATTGGTATGGTTGCCCATATAGAAGGGACTAAACGTCATTGTGCTTCCGTTGCACTGGATGGATGGGCCATATGACTGTCTCGACGATGCTCCATTGTTCTGGAATTGTATAGCCGAATTGGTCACATTTCCGGTCGCTGCGGCGACTGGATTGGCATTGTTATTGGTCTCTCCTTCAGCAAACGCTGGGCTTACTGTGAGAAGACAGAGAGTGAGGTAGTAGTAGAGTTTATTGTGTAGTTTGTTGTTGTATCCCACTGCTCTACTAGCCCTGCGGCTCTTGTTGTTGTTTCTAATGTCCACGGTAAAGTTGCATCAGTTACTGAGAACGTTGTACCAGTACCGGTGATGTCTGCGGATGGTGTTACGTTTGTTCCAGACCACGTATCTACTGAAGACCCGAAGACTTGCTTCTGGGTCACTTCTGTAATAGTTTGCGTGGTAGTGGTTGTAGAGTTCATCGAGCCGTGTGTAAAGGCTGGAGTCACTACGTTTGCTCTAGCTATGCTGGGTGATAACAGAGCTAAAAGCACAATAAATTTTTTCATGCTTTTGGTTTTTCTTTATTTGCCATTGGGCAAACTGGGGGTTTACTGTTTTTATTTCCGTTATTTGTTTGTAATCCAAAAGAATAAAGAGCAGATCCAAATATCGAAGCCACAAATGTAATATCTGTATTTGCAGTCTTTTTGATCATTGGCAAATCTATGTAATTTAGAGTAATGATAAAACCGGACCAGACGACAACGCCCAATCTAACGAAAGTACCTAATACTTCTAAATGATGTTCTTTATCTTCGGAAACGTCTTTTAATTTACCGATCAGCCCTTTCTTCGGCTGCTTAACTTCTTCCATGTAGTTTTTAGTATTGGTTTCATGGCTGTTACAACCCATTTAAAGGCTGCTGTAGCTGTCAAGGTTGCAGCCACACTAACTACTGCTGTTGTTGACGCAGTAATTAATATTTCGTTTTCCGGTAGAGGAACTTTAAAATCTAATACTGGTATATTTACTTCTCTTAATCCTGTATCTGTTTCCGTTGCTTCTGGCTCAGTACCTTCTGGGTTTTTTAAATCGCTAGGTGGTATTACTAAAGGTTTATAAAAAGGTACTTTAGCTGTTGGTAGTGGTATTGATATTGTCTTTATCGCTGGCGGAATAATAATAGTTGGTGTTTCAACTTCCATTTTTGGTTGTGAGATATAAGTTCCCAGCAATAGTTATTCGTCTTCCTTTACTTTTAAATGGGTAAACCATATGTGGAACCCATGCAGGAAATAAGAAACAAGTACCTTCTGTTGATTTATCTACTGCAACTTTAATACTTGAATAAAAGAAATTATCAACAAATTCAGTACAACCATTTAAAACTTTATCTACTTCTATGTTTGGAGTTAACTTACACTCTTCTTCAAAAGTATAAGGAATATTTACATAGACAATAAAACTAAATAACCCAGAATGTATATGTAGTGGAGAATATGAATTATTTGTACCACTGTTTAGCCAAATCCTATCAATATTTAAATCAAAATGTTTTGTTACATCAAACTCAGCTTTATTGCTATTCCATTTGTCATTGCGAAAACTATTAACAATATGATGAAAGATTAAATCATTGTGTCTTATTTGTAGATATTCAAGAGATTGTGCCTTTATAAAATCCACAAACTTTGGACATTCTTTGTCATTAACAAGATACTGGTCTTCTAAAACACCAGCTAATGATTCTGCATGATTTTGACCTAATGTTGCCTGTTTAAGATTTTGAAATACTTCATCAGACATAGGTAGTTTTGCTATTGGTCCAGCAAATTCCATAATTATTCTCCACAACTTTCACACCCTTTAATGACTTTTGGATAATCTTTCCAAGAATCTTTAATTTGGGTAAAATTTTCAGCACTAATAACAAAAGCTATACATGCTTGCTTGTTTTCTAATTTCATTTTTAAATACCTATGATGACCGTCAACAATATCGTATTTATCACCATTTGGGGTGACTAATATTGGATATCTTGTATCAACCATATGTATTTCTGATTTAGTTATTTTGGTTTTAGGTTGATGAAAAATTAGATCTTTAAAAAGAATCAACTTTAAATCAGATGCTTTACATGTATCTAATAAATCTATCAACCTATAAACTCTTTGATCAGTAGATAAAAAGTCTCTTAAATAAATTTGCATATGGGTGAATTAATTAATTAATCTAATAATTTGTCAATTTCTTCTTCTTTGTAAGTCGTACCTTTTGGTATTTTTGCTTTGACTTCTTTAATAGCTACATCAACAGCTTTAAGGTTAGTGTCGTCTCCTTCACGTGCCCAATGTAAAGCGTCAAGCTGATGTCCTACTGAAGGATAATTTCTACGTCTCGCATCTTTGTAATCAATTTCTGTTTGTACTACTTCACTTGTGTCTAACCAATCTTCGGATGCGGTAACTGGAACGTCCTTAACTTCATCAAATGGAGCACGCCTATTACCATACTCGTCAATTTGACTAAGTATGGCATCTTTTGTTTGCCCTTTTTGTATTGGAACTAGTGCCCAAGAACCGTCTTCATATTCTGCTTTTACAGACTCAGTAGTGACTTCTTTAATTTTAAATTTCATAATTATCTGCCGGCAACTGTACCGGAATTGTTGAATGTTATCGACCCACGATTGGTGATGTAATATCCAGCTTGTCCTCCGCTAGAACCTCCTGAGCCACTTGAGCCGGAAGAACCTCCTGAGCCGCTTGACCCATTTGTATGATTTCCATTACCGCCTGGATTTCCTGTATGACCAGTGTTTCCAGTTGCTCCAGCATTACCGTTTGCACCAGAGTTACCAAAAGTACCGCCAATACCGCCAGTTCCACCAGTTCCACCAGTTCCACGAGCACCGCCGGAACCACCAGAGCCAGCGTTTGTTCCGCCGCTAGAGCCGCTAGAGCCATTACCTCCTACTGATCCACTAGAACCACCAGAACCATTATGTCTACTTTGGTTATATCCTTGACCTCTTCCACCGTTTCCACCGGTACCTCCGCCGCCACCGCTGCTACCGCCAGATCCTCCAGAACCACCGTTAGTATAGTTCCATCTATAACAGTTCCAATGCCATGTTGATTCAGTACTACCATGCTGACAAGAACCACTACGGTTACAGAAGTGAGTAGTACCAACCCACGTGTTAGCGTTTTGTACAGCGTAAGCTTCACTTGCACTACAACCCCAAGAAGCTGGGTATCCACCATGTAGGTGTACAACAAAAGAACTATATTTTCCTTGTCCTCCGGTTCCACCTGTACCGCCGTTACCTCCTGTACCGCCGTTACCGCCTTTACCGCCACCTCCACCGCCACCATAAATGGTGCCAGTATTGTTGATAGTTACGCCTGATGTTTGGTTTGCAGCTATAGCATCACCTCCGGTTCCACCGTTAGCTGCTCCACCATATCCTTGGATGCTTCCAGCATTGTCAATAACTAAAGTACCACCCATACCAGTTGGTATGTTGATAGCAGGGTTACTACCAGTAGCACCCATAATTGCACTACTATTAATAATTACTCGTTTAGGTACAGCAGTTCCCCAGTTAGAACCAAAGACAGAAGCTAAGTTTACGTTTGTATTAGTAGAACTGTATGTCTGTTGTATTTCGTTTACAGCAGAATAAAAGTTTGAAAGAGAAATTTCTCCAGAAGTTGGAACATTAGTATTATTTCCAGGAACTTCTCCACCATTTCTATAGTATTCAGAAAGAGAGTGAGGGGCTGACCCCCCAAACTCATCTACTATATCTTGTATAGAAATGGATCCAGAACTCTGGATTGCCATTACTTACCTCCCTTTTTGTGTTCGTCTAGTTCTGCTTTAAGTTCGTTTATTGCGTTTATAAGTACGCCAACTATTTTTCCGTAGTCAACTGATTTAACTTCTATTGATTCTCCTGTAGAAGGGTCAGTGTCTACATTAGTTAAAACTACTTCTGGTATTACTTCTTCTACTTCTTGTGCAATAACACCTATAGAAGATTTACCATCTCTTAACCACTTATAACTAACACCACGTAACTTACCGCAGATATCTAAAGCATCATTAATAGTACTTATGTCTGTTTTTAGTCTTGCGTCAGAGTAAGCTGTTACGTTACCACTAGCAGTTAAGTTACCAGATTGATCTAATGTAAGCTTGTTGCTACCAGCCGTATTTCTGTGATA